TGAACCAATGTTAAGCGAAAAACAAATGCAATGTATAAACTTAATGGTTATAGAAAATAAAACACAAAAACAAATAGCAAAAGAATTAAAAATAACAGAACAGACAATATGCAACTGGAAAAAAGATAAAGAATTTAAAAATGAAATAGAGAACAATATAAAAGAAAATTTTGGTTCACTTGCAGTAGAAGCGCAAAAGGAATTAAAGAAATTGCTAAAATCAAATAATGAATATATAAAAATGCAAGCAGTAAAAGATATTCTTGATAGAGCAGGATATAAACCTGTTGAAAGAAGAGAAATAAAAGATGATACAGAAAAAACAAAGAAAATAGATGCTATATCTGACATATTAAATCAAATGCAAAGTGCAGATGATATGTAATGTTAAAATTAAGTCAAAAATATAAAGAGTTCTTACAAACCAAATGTAAGAGAGAGTTTTTAGAAGGAACAACTGCAGCAGGGAAGACGACGGTAGGAATATTTAAGTTTATGTGTATGGTTGCTGGTTCTGATAAAAAATATCATATTATTGCAGGTGATGATGTAGGAACAGTAGAAAAGAATGTTATAAACTCTGAAAATGGTTTACTAGAACAATTCGAAGATATAGCAGAGTATTGGCCAAAGGGAAAAGATAAAATAAGATTACCACATATAAGATATGATACAAATAAAGGTGAAAAGATAATATATGTATGTGGTTATGGTGATAAAAAAAGATGGAAAAAGGTCCTAGGTGGACAAGTTGGTTGTGTGTATCTTGATGAAGTAAATTTAGCAGATATGGAGTTTATGAGGGAAGTTACACATAGATGTAAATACATGATGACTACATCAAATCCAGATGACCCATCACTAGACATTTACAAAGAATTTATAAATAAAAGTAGACCGATACCAAAGTATGAACAAGATTATCCAACAGAGCTATTAAAAGAATTAAAAGAACCTCATGTGCAAGGTTGGGTACATTGGTATTTTACATTTTATGATAATGCAGCATTAACCAAGGAAGATATACAAGAAAAAATAGATGCAACACCAATTGGAACTAAGATGTATAAAAACAAAATACAAGGACTAAGAGGAAAAGCAACAGGACTATGTTTTAATTTACAACCTAAAAACATAATAACACTAGAAGAAGCAAAGAAAATGAAATTTAAGTTATTTTCTATTGGTTGTGATACATCATATTCAAAAGAAAGCCACGATAAGGTAACATTAGAAGGTATAGGCATAACAGCAGATAATAAATGTGTTTTATTAAAAGAAAGAACATTTAATAATAGAGATAGAACAATACCATTTGCACCATCAGATGTGGTTCAATGGATTGTTGAATTTATGGAAGAGTTCAAAAATGAATGGGGATTTGCAAGAACTTGTTTTATAGATAATGCAGACCAAGGAACAATAATGGAAGCAAACAAAGCAAAAAGGCAAAATGCATTAGTATATAACTTTGAAAATGCATGGAAAAAGACAAAGATAATCACTAGAGTTCAACTACAAGAAAGTTGGTTGAATACTGGTGATTTTTTAATTGTTGAAACTTGCAAAGATTATATAGATGAATGCAATAAATATTCATTTGATGAAGATAACCAACCAGAAGATGGTAACGACCACTCAATAAATGGTTGCCAATATGCTTGGTTACCACACAAAAAGAAAATCGGCAATTGGGAAGTAATAAAGAAATTGATTAAAGATGAAAGCGAGGAATAAAAAAGTTGAAAACATTTACATTTTATTTAGATAATGGATTAAGTTTTAAAGTGAAAGCTGAAAGTATAAAAACTACGACAAATTTAATGGGAAAAATAATAGGATATGAAATAGAATCATTAAAAAATTTTGTAGAAGTCGACATTAATAAAGTAATAGCGATAGTGGAAGATTTAATGGAGGAATAAAATGGGAACAGTCAACGATAAAATAAAAAAAGTAATACGAAATTGGTTAGAAATACAGCCAAGTGTAGGAGATACAATAACAATACAAGAAACAAATACATTTGAAGGTAATTGTTTTAGAAATCTATTGTGGTATAGAGGAGATGCCTCAGAATTACATCAGTATTATACACAAACAGATGATTTAATGGGAAATGCGAAGTTTTGGGCAGCACAGAGTACAACTGGTATAAATATTAGGAAAATACATACTGGGTTACCTGCTATGATAGTTGATATGTTAGCCGATATAATTATTGATAGTTTTAACAAAATAGAAGTTAAAGGAAACAACGAAGCACAAACAAATTGGGAAGAAATAGCAAAAGAAAATGATTTCAAAGAAACATTAAAACAAGCAATAATTGATGTATTTGTACAATGTGATGGTGCATTTAAAATAAGTTATGATACAGATATAAGTAAATATCCTATAATAGAATTTTATTCTGGACAAGATGTTGATTATGAATATACAAGAGGAAGAATAACAGGAATAAACTTTAAAAATAAATATCCTAAAAAAGATACTTGTTATACTTTGTTTGAAAAGTATTCTAAAGATGGAATAAAATATGAATTATATAAAAATGACCAGTTAATGAAAGACTACCATTCTATTCCAGAAACAGCAGACTTGAAAGAACCAACAGATACTAAATTTATGATGGCTGTGCCTATGATGTTTAATAAATCGAAGAAATATAAAGGTAGAGGTCAAAGCATATTAGAGAAGAAATTAGATGCTTTTGATAGTTTTGACGAAGTATGGAGCAAATGGATAGATGCATTAAGAGATAATAGAACTATAACATATATTCCAGAAGATTTAATACCAACAAATGAGAATGGAGACTTATTAAAACCTAATACATTTGATAATAGATATGCTAAAGTAGGAAGTACAACATCAGAAACAGAAAGTAGCAAGATTACAAGAGAAAAAGGAGACTTTGATTATGAAGGAATGCTACAGTCATATATAACAGCATTAGATTTGTGTTTACAAGGTTTAATAAGCCCTAGTACCCTTGGAATAGATGTAAAAAAATTAGACAATGCAGATGCACAAAGAGAAAAAGAAAAGGCAACACAATATACAAGAGGCAAAGTAATTGATGTATTAGAAAAAGTTATTCCTAAACTAGTTACAATATGCCTGAAAACATATGATTTAGCACAAGGAAAAACAGCAGGAGAATACGAAGCAATTGTAGATTTTAAAGAATATGCTAATCCAAGTTTTGAGGCAACAGTAGAAACAGTTTCAAAGGCTAGACCAGGACAAAATGTAATGAGCATTGAAAAAACGGTAGATACAATGTATGGTGATAGCTTAACAAAAGAAGAAAAAGAGGAAGAAGTAAAAAGACTAAAAGAAGAAGCTGGAATAATTGAAAAAGAAGAACCTAATATAATGGAAACATTAGAGTAGGTGATTAAATGCAAAATGAATATGATATAAAAAAAGTAATGGAAGAAATTGAATTACAATTAATTGCTTCTATGAAAAGAACATTATGGAGTCATAAAGAAGACGAAAAAGCAAAAGGTTTTGACTGGCCACAATGGCAAGCATTGAAAATAAAGCAATTTGAAGATTATAAAAAGGCAAATAAGGAAATATTTAACAAGAACACAAAGGGGTTAAATAGGTATTTATATAAACATATAAAAAAACAATTCAAAGAAGGTGCTGGAAAAACTAATAAACAAGCAATACAGTTAGGAATTATAAGGAAAGATGATTCACAATTGGGTGGGTCTTTTTTTGGATTAAATCATAGAAAATTAGATGCATTAATAAAAAGCACAAAAAATGATATGAAAGATGTAAAATATGCAACATTAAGAATGGCAAATGACCAATACAGACAAATAATATATAAAGCACAAGTATTTGCTAATACTGGAGCAGGAACAGTAAAACAAGCCATTGATATGGCAAGTAAAGATTTCTTGGCAAGAGGTTTTAATTGCATTGAATATAGTAATGGTTCAAGACATAATATTGCTGATTACTGTGATATGGCTATTAGAACGGCAAACAAAAGAGCTAATCTAATGGGTGAAGGCGAAATGCGAAAGAAATTAGGTAATTCATTAGTGTATGTATCTAAACATGGTGGAGCTTGTGATAAGTGTACACCTTGGGAAGGTAGAGTTTATATAGATGATGTATGGTCAGATGGAACAGAAGAAGATGGAGAATACCCATTATTAAGTACAGCAATAGAAGGAGGGTTATTCCATCCAAGGTGTCATCATGGAATTAGTACATATTATGAGGACATAAATGAAGAACCAAAAGAAGTAACAAAATCAAAACAAAATCATAATGAAGAAGAAAAATATACTCAATATTTGCAACAAAGACAGAAGCAATATCAAAGATTAGCTGTTGGTAGTTTATTACCTGAAAATGTATTAAATTACGTTAGTGTAAAATTTTAGTTGGCAAAATTAAAAAAAGATTTTAATGTTTTTAAAATAAGAAAAAACATAAATAATTTCCCTTAAATGTTGATTTGCGTGTAACATTTTTAAGGGGGATCATTTATGTTTGATAATATTGTAGCAAATAATAATATAAATTTCAATGATTTAGAAAAAAAAATCTATAAATTTGTGTGCAATTTGGGTTGTTGCATATTAAAGACATTATTAGAAAATTATGACAATAAGATTAAAGAAAACAGAGATAAAAAAATTTTCCGACATAAGGGATATAAAGTAAATTCAATAAAAACAGTATTAGGTATTGTAACATATAAAAGAGCAATTTATGAATATACAGAAAATGAAAACACGAAAAGAGAATGCAAAAAATATATTTTTCTGTTAGATGAATTAGTAAATATAACAGCAATAGGCAAAATATCAGCAAACTTAGTAGAGAAGATATTAAGTACAGCTGTAGAAACAAATTCATATAGGGACGCTTCATCACAACTTATGGAAAACATAAATATAGCAATAAGCCACGAAGCAGTAAGAAATGTTGTTATACAAGAAGGTATGAAAATTATTGAGAAAGAACAAGAAGAAATAAAATTAGATAGTAAGGATAAATTAATACCAGGAATAAAAGAGATTCCAGTTCTGTTTGAGGAAGCAGATGGATTATGGATAAATCTTCAGGGGAAAGATCGAGAAGAACAAAAAGCAAAGAATAAAAAAGCTTGTGAAAAGCAAGGAAAAGAATACAAAGAGCAAAGTAGTGTAAAATCAGAATTAAAGTTACACGTTTCTTATGAAGGTTGGAAGAAAGACGATACAAGACATACATTAGTAGAAAAAATGTATATAGTTGGTTTTATGAGTTCAAAAGAAATGAAACAACGTAGGGACGCTAGAATATTTCAAAAGTATGATGTAGATAAAATACAATTAAGGATTCTTAATGGAGATGGAGCTAGATGGATAAATAAATTAGCAACAAAAGATACAATAAGACAAAAGGACAACTTTCATATACATCAAGAAATAATTAGAGATATACCAGAAGAAGAAAACAGAAGAATCATAGAAAAGTTGATTGCTGAAAGAAGATATGAGGAAGTACCAATCTTTCTAGAATATCTAAAATATGAATGTGGGGGCGAAGAAAAATATGTAAAGAAAATTGAGAAATTAGAAAGTTATTTAAGTGAAGGGTTACCAAGATACCAGGACATTTTAGAAGAAAAAAATATAGAAATGCCAGAAGCACCAGATGGAATTGAATATAGAAACCCTGGCATAATGGAAAGCCAAATTTTTACCGTACTTAGCAAAAGATTTAAAAGTGGAAGATTAAGTTTTGGTAAAATAGGTGCAACTTGTTTAGCAAAGATATGTGCAAGTAAAGTTGAAAACAAAGGGGTTATAGAATTAGAAAAATTAGAACAACCAATAGAAATTGATGATAGCATAGAACAATATATGTTAGAGATAGAAAAAAACTTAGAGGGTATTACAAATGTATTTAGAGCTAACGAAAAAATAGCTTCAAATAATATTTGTAAACAAGTAACATTAAACCCTAATAATCCAATATTACAGGCTATAAAAATGGTATCAATAAGCGACTTAAAATATATATATAAATTTAATTAAAAAAGTAGAAAAATATCTAAAAATGACTTGACAAAAATCTAAAAAAAA